CTGTCCTCTAAGAGTCAGTCCAAGTAATGATAGTGGGAGAGCTGAGTCTGTTTTTATAATCACTTGCCCTAGTCTATCAGGAGAAGCAGGAAAATCCAAGACCTTATCGCCTGTCAGCGGAGTACTCTCGACCTCTATTTCCTCAAGATCGTTTTCATCTGAGCCAAATTGCCCACTATATGTTTTATAGAACATCAAGTCTGCTCTATCAATTCTTGTTATATTTCCACGGCTTGATCCCTTTTGGTCTTCAATATCCAGTGGTAGTGTCTTTAATAAAGATGTATAGGATAACCCGACTATGACTTCTGAGACAGCATCGGTGGTTATAGTAGCACCTATTCCTGTAATTAATACAAGCGGTGTACTGACTTGGCGGCCCACTTCTGTCCCATCCTCTATAACTCTAACTAGTGCCGTAGTTAGGTGATCTAGCCCTGACCATGTGCTTAAGGTTGAAATAGCTGTTGGATCAATAGAATGAGTACCTGTTCCGCCTGATAATAAATCTATTCTAACGGTTTTTCCTGTCGCTGCATCTGCCGGAGTTGCGGCAAATCTTAGGATACGATGATCTTCCACTATTAGATAATAGTTAGTAGAAAGAGATAATCCTCCGGGTAATAGACTAGTAGTTGTTAACTGAACCTCTTGCCCCTGATGATATTTATGAGAAGTTTTAAATGTGACTGTATCTTCTGTCGTATGATCTATATTCGTAGCGTCGAATGTTCTAGAAGCAGAAGCCTCTGCGGCTGTAAATCTAACAGATCCGTCTAGATAAAAGGGATGATCGTTTTCATCTGGCGAGTTATTTAGCAATAACTCATGCTCAAAATCATCTCCAATTTTCTCTAGTGAAACTATCTTTCGAGCTAGGATCGTCCGACTAACAGCAATCCATACATCCATATATGTATTATCTTCATTAGGAAGTACAATAACTCCTAGTATCTCTGCTTGATCTCCACCGATGGGAGCTATAACATGTTTATGCCACCCCGCTACTCCTGATTTTTGATCTATTGTAAATCCTATTAATGCTTTGTTACTTGTAATAAACCACATTGTTGACCTAGATTCTTGCCAAGCTATCTGTCTAACAACAATACTTTTGAATTGTGTATCGACAGTTGTTGCCGCAGACCCCGGACTATGATAAACAATATCAGCATTAAGAGTAGTTAAATCTATATTAGATTGTTCACCTGTATCTAGTGAAAACTTAAACCTACGAACACGTTTCCCATCCCTAGACACATATATAATACCTAATCCACCTTTAAAAGCTTGCGTAGGTTTGCTGCCATAAGATGACTTAGGTTTTACGTTTATAGTCTCTTGGCCAAATGCTCCGTTGATAGGAGATACAGCATACTCTACACCTGTTGTTCCTACCATTAAATCTGTATCGGCTGATAGCCAGTTAATATCGTTTACTTCTGTTGAGGCTATATTCGCATTAAATCCATCTGCATTTGTTATAGCCCCGAAATGGTTTAGGGCAGAGTCATTATTTGTAATATCTTGATCTAGTTTATCCGACATGAAATTCTTGAAATTATTTACTTTTGAAATCCAAAGGGTATCGGGCTTAGTTATACTGCCCCCAAATATTAATCGTTGTTGAAAAAATGAAATAGTCCTAGGCCAGCCTTTTTCGTCAGACCATTCAGGCCTTCTCCAGTTATCATCTCTGTTCCCTACTCCAGCTTGAGTCGTGTCAATTCCAACTAATACAAGTATAGTAGCTGATTCAAGGTTAACCGCAACGGATTGTATATAGAAAACACATTCTTTAAAAGCTGCTGATTTAGTACATCTCCATATTGATCCCACATCTGTCTGTTTGAATACAGTATCTATAGCTGTCCCCGCTGAATCGCAAGAGAAAACTGTCCTAGTTGAGGGGAGTTTCTGCCTAATATATGGATTAACCGTAGCTGAATCGAAGTATAATAATTTTTCCTCATCTATATTAGGTATCTCGTAGTTATTAGTTAGAACTGCATCAAACGGCTCACCTAATCCCCAGATATGTTGGACTTCAAAATTATCTTGAGAAGTTCTTTTAATAACAAAAGGAGGATATGTTCCTGAATTATGTACAAAATACATAACATCACCTGATTGGGCATATTGAAATCCCAGAGGATCTAGTTCAGCAGGAAAGTTAGGCAATAAGAAGTAATCCGTAGCACCAGTTTTATAGTCTACGATACCAGATGCTCCATCGCGTTTAAAGACTCTTATGGCATTATCGGGAGTATTATTATCTGGCCCTATTATAATAGTATAAGCTTCATCTTGGGAAAAAATAAAAGGATACATACCTATTAAAGGTATAGTAGCGGGTAATAGAGCAGAGTCTATCTCGGCTACAAATCTAGAACCGGGTCTTCTTACCGCCCCTCCTGATTTATATAACACCATATTTGATAAAGTATCTAATCCCTGTGAATATTCATCAATATCAAACCTAGCTCTAGTCTTAGGGCCTAGCTCTCCTGATGAAAATGAATTAATTGCTTTGTTATATTTAGGCACTATGACCTCACGCTAGTCCAATCGGACTTTCTCAGCTTTCTCGGTGTTCCTTCCTGAGCATCGAAAAGCCTAGCATCTCTCATAGAAGCGTCAGCTTCCCCAAAGATTCGCTCTTGAAGTGTACTTGAATTTACCATAGAATAAGCTAATCTAGACGCAATTCTCAAAGCTAATACTTCTGTGAATTTAGCGTCAAACTTAGTTGTATCTGATATTTTTGTTATATACTCTATTTTAACTGAGCTTTCGTCGCAGAGTAATTTATCCCCTTCTATCTTATACTCGAAAGTCTCGTAATCTCCATATTCTGTGTCAATCACACGTACATAATCAGGAGGCAGTTGAAACTCGCTGTCAAAACCATACTCAGGGATATTTACTGTCTTAGCTAAAGAGATTCTTTTAGTCGCAAAGTTCCAAGGGTGTTCTCGTAATAACAAATCTCTCTCAAATGGATAGATATCATTACAAAGTTTTGCTCTTTTATTATTGGCCGCTAACGAAGTTATTCTCTCAGCTCCGACTCTATAGAGGGCAATATTACATATCTCTACTTCTGAGGCCATAGAATCTCCGAAAAATAAAAGGGCCGAAGCCCTTTATTAATTTTTATTAGTCAACAACGTAGTGAACTAGAAAACTTAATTTTGCGTCTGATACTGTTCCCGGTAGGATCTCTGTAACTGTTGCAAAAATTTGAGTCTCACTTTGTCCAAACTTCTTATCCATAGCTGAGCAAGAAGCATCGGGCTTAGCCAATACAGCTTGGCCGCCTGAATCAGCGGAAGCTATAATAGAAGCTGAATCCTCAGAGTAGACAGAACCATCTTCACTTGTGGAAGCCTTATTCCCTAGTGTAAAGATTCCTGTAGCTCCGGTTGACTTATCAACCTTACAAGATGCGTCTACAACCCTAGCTCCTTTAGGTAAACTAGGCCCTAGGATCTCGTCATTAACAGCCTCATCTCCTGCCAGAGAGTAAGACTCTCTAATTGTTCTGACTCTACCCGCGTACTCACCAATCTCCAATTTTTCTGAAGGATTGTTCTGAGTCTTTTGGTAGTTGTCTCCATTTAAACTTGCCATTTTATACTCCAATTTAGGGGGCATAGCCCCCCATTAAATTAATATTAGATACAGATAACTTCCACTACTTTCTCTTCTTCAAGTCTTGTAGCTCCAATTCCCATTGATGCGTACACCTGAACAGCATAATGCTTACTAGGCATGATATCAAGCTTAGCTTGCATATCTTGACCAATAGCTAGTAATAGACCTTCTTTCTGCCAAGCAAAGCACCTAGTTGATCCCGCAGGGATAACATTAAGTCCTGCGCCAACTGATCCATCTGTAGGACTAGCAGCAGTAGAAGCAGCAGTTACTAACAATCTTTCAGATCGAACAAACTTGAAGCCCATAAAAGTATCAACATCTCCCATAACTAAAGCTTTAACAGCGGCATAGTCAGATGAAGTAACTTCTGTTTCACCAAGTAATGCATCTAATTGCTCTGAGTCAAAACAGAAATTAAGATCACTCTCACCTGTTTCATTTTGGTTGAATACCTTCTTAGTAGCTCTAAGTGTAGGAACATTTAATTTTGAACCTACTGTAGAAGTACCGTCGCCTGCGAAAGCACCGATCTTCTGGCCATTAGGTAAAACAACAGGAGTTCCACCGGCTTTGCCTGCATAAGATGAACCTACAGCAGCAGCGATAAGCTCGTCATCCATACCTCTACCAAGAGACATCATAGCAGCTTTTGTGTACTCTGACTCAGGAGATTGTAGGATTCGGATCTTATCTTCTTTATCCACAAGATCAGCGAAGAAATAATCTTCTAACGTAATTTTACGTCTTGAATGTGGAGTATCTTGGTAAGTAGTATCTGAGTGTCTACCGACCTTTTTCTGTGGATCTACTGATCCGATTCTGTCGTGAAAAGCAGCTTCGGCTTTTTGACTTTCAGTTCGCACAAGACCTCTTAGTCTTGAACCTTTTTGCTGTGAAAGATGGAATACGTTCGCTGAGAACTGATTAACCATCGCAGTTGTAATTTGAATAGACATATTTGTCTCCAAGTTATTAATAGTTAGTAATAAAAAAATTCATTTGCGAATGGTTGTCCGTATTGGGCCTTCTAATACACCCTTTTTAATGGGCCGAAAATGGTTATCCTAGCGTATATATACAATAGAATAACCTTTTTAGCTATAGAGTCAAGAAATAATTTTATATAGTTTTTCTACCTTCTGCTTAACTTTAAAGTGATCTTGATGTTCTGGCTTCCAATAAGGACTTTCGGACGAATCCATGATACCATCAATCTCTGCTTGAGCTTGCTCAGGAGTCATATGAAACTGAGAAACCGCAGAGGGTTCAAAGTTATCTTCGTTTAATGATTCCCCAATGTTGGCCAAGAATTTTATAACTCCAACATCATTGCCGAGTCCTTGAGCTTCTAGAGAAGCAATAAACTCCTCTCCACCAAATTGAGCCGCAACTGTCTGAGCTTTGTGGAGTTTAGTCTGATAACCCTCTCCCCATTCCCCTTTAAGAGCTTCGATAGATTCTTCCTCAGAGCCAGACCTTGCCTGTAGTTCTTCCTCAGATTCTTGTTCTGCTGTCCTATTATAATAAGACATAAGAGCCTGAGCTTGCTGAGGTAATAGTCCTGCTTTATGTGCTTCTGCTGCAAATCCATCTATAAATTGCTCATTAAGTTTCTCGCTCTTTAGCTCATAACCTGCTGCGTCTACTGGTCTTCCCATCTTAGTATAGAACTCATTCCAAGAGTCTTCACCTGAATTTGAATCTGGCAAAATATGGCCCTTCTTTCCAACCATTCTCTGTGCGTTAATATAGTTCTGAACTAATGTCGGAACGTCTTTAACATTGGCCATAATTGGATCATTAGCAAAATTAGCTTGTGACCCTTTGAGCCACCCTTCTGAGACTAAATCCCCGCCTTCTTCCTGAGCACCTTCATCTTCTGCTGCTTCTGCTTCGCCTTCTTCTTGGGCACCGCCCCCCTCTCCTAACATAGAGTACATAGTGAACATCCCAAAAAACATCTTTAATAAATTAGTTAAGCGCATGTGTTTCCTCCTGTTGATTACCCAGTTCTAACAAAGTTAGCATTTGGTCTGGATCAACCTTTAATATGGTTAATATTCTAATTAGGAAAGACCTTTCTCCTTCCTTAAAATGTGTTTCGTAAGGGCTATCACTCAGCGTAGTATTTAAGTAATGACACGATTTCATCATATGCTGTAGTACCAATCTACCCTCTTCTGTTCCGAATACAGTTTGATACTTAACTGTCATATCGAACTTACTCTGTTCAACAGACTTCTTAGTCTCTTTCATAAATGTCCTTATTTAAGTTTGCTAACAGTCTCAGCTTGAGCCATCTGTTCCTCTTGCTGTGCTTGTTGTTGTTGAGCTTGTTGCCTTCCCTCTCTGATCTCTTCGATCTCATCCTCTTTTCTTAGGATACCTGTAGGAAGTCCGTATATTTTAGCCGCAAATTTAACAATCTCATCTCCATCGAAGTTATCCATAATACTTGGATCGCCTTCAACAAAAGGAGAGATCAATGCGATAGCTCTATTTAGGTTGTCGCCTTCAGTAGCTAACTGTGCTTTAGCAATAAGCGATGTGTACTCTACTTTAAGAGAAGCACCTAGAAGTTCCTGAGGAAGGTCTAAGAACATTTTCTTTCTCATCATGATTCCAAATACACGATCTATTAATGGCTTTAGGAACTCAAAATGTTGTCTACTTAGGGTAGGCCCTAGGAGTCTCAGTTGTTCTTCTTTTCTATGTAGAACTTCTGTAGCTGTCATTCTGTCATTTTCAACTAGGTTAAGCTGATCGACGAAGAAAGCTTCTTTAATTTGTTTACGGACTGACTCCATAAACTGCTCACTTAGTTGGATATTAGACCCAGTATTCAATGGCTCTATTCTATCCTTAGATCCTGCTCTAAAATAATTAATAGAGTTAGGAGATGTTTTTATAGGCAGGAGTACGCCATCATCGGGCACCTGTAGTGCCGGAGCGACAGCTAACTGAGCCGCTTCAATGGTAGCTTTTTTCATTTTATTTAGCATCTTAGCATCTGCTAAGGCTTTCATAGCAGGCCCACGCCCGTAGGTTTCGCCAGAGTATTTAGACCATCTTGAAACAATATATGGATTCTCTGCGAACCCATTCTCTTTTAACAGAGTAGCTGTCTCACAATGAACCCAATAGGATGCAAAGGGTTTATTAGTAGGGATAATAGGACTTAAAGTATATTTAATTTTTTCTCTAGGCTCTACTGCATGTAGTATATTCTGCTGCTCTAGCGGCTTAGTTTTGAGAACATCTTCCCATCTCTCACCGTAAATAGCCTCTAAAGCTTTCTCTCCGAACTTCATTAAGATTTGCTCATGTGTCAGTTTATATTCAAAGTAAACTGTATCAACTAAGCCTCGCTCATCTTCTGAGACATGTGCCTCATAAATAGGACGAGACTCAAAGTTTACAATAGATTTGTCGTCCTCACTAACTCGTAGCATAGAGGTTCCAAACCCAGCTAAATCAATATAGACTTCATATACTTCTGTATTAAAATTAGAACTATTTAAGACTTGTAGAATTTTACGAGTAGTATCCTGTAGCCATTCCCGTACACTTGTATTTTTATCTAGCTCATCGTTCCCTGTAGATAGCCCGAACCACATTGATGTAGGATTAGTTAACATACCCTGTAAGGCTGATGCTAATAATTCTAAAGAATGAATTGAGGTTGTATCATATAAAAGAGAAAAAGATTTCTTCTCTCCTCGCGCTCTTTCTCCGAGTGCTTGGTCTTTTCTGGGCACAAAATAATCGCTTACTTCATCCCAATGCCTATTCCAGTTATGCCTACTAGACTTTAGCTTGCCAAATTTTATCAAGACCTTAGAAGCTATTTGCTTCCCTTTATTATTTTCATCTTCCATTATAACCCACGTAGTAAGGATTTAGGCTCATCGGTACGAGAGGTTAGAATATT